GCAAAAGCAGGGTTTATTATCCGCTTTACCTCATCGCTTGTAGCAATGATTTTTTCGTGAAACGGAGTTGCCTCTATGTGCTGTCTGCTCATAGCCACAATGCCGTCAACCTCTGCATTTATAGCCTCGCGGCTGTCGCTTACTATCAAGTTGCCTGAATTGGCAATAGAAAGGTTTGCGCCGAGTTGTTTGAACTCCAAATCCTCGTTATCCACTTTTACTTTTACGTCAACAACCATTTCGGGTTGTGCTGTAAAATTCGGTGTTGTAGCATTGAATTGCTTGTATTTTGGTTGTGGATTGCTGACACTGACAACTTGCCCAGTTTGCACCTTTAAGCCGTCATCTGTCTTTTCCAAAATGTATAATATGTTGTTGTTTCTTAATCCGCTAAACATAGTAAATCAAAATTTGTTAATTACTTAAAATGAACCCGAAGCCTCGGTTGTAGAAGCGGTAGCCGCTGCTGCCGCCGCTGGTGCTTCATAAGTTCCCACTAACTGCAATCTACCTGAACGGCTGTTATAGTACACAAGTACGAGGCTTGCTGTACCCGCACCGCCTAAATCGGCTACCGTTGCCTGTCCTCCGATAGAGTTAAGCAACTGCACTGAACCGAATAGAACGGGAAGTGTATCTGTAGCAGTCGTCGGGATTGGCTGCTGTAAATCTACAAGCAACAATCCTGTAAAAGCGTTGTTTCTAAACGCATCAAATGTGTATGTTACATTCGTGGTTGTAGCAGAAACGCTTCTACTTTCAATCCCTCTTGTTCTATCCAATAAAAACATAGCCGTAGGTATTAGAATGCGTTATTAAAACCGTTCACAAAGTTGCCAAAAGGAAAACCGTAACCACAACCACAATAACCAGTAGGTATCAAACCATAAGTTGCATTGATACCGCTGTTGAGTTGTACGTATTGTTCAGGGCAACTGATTTTTTTAACTGGCGGCTGATTACACTGTATTTCATTGAGGGCGTTGTAGATAGGCTGCAACTCTGCCTGACGCTCTGAACGTGCGGTAAGCGAAGCAATCATTCTATCCTTCTCCGCTAACTCGCGGTCTTTTCGGCTATCCTCGATAGCGTCAAGTTTTGCGATAATAGCAGCGGTGTTAGCGTTTGCAGTCTGCTTCAACTCGCAAGTCTGCTGTGCATCTGCATAACCAAGGTCAGAGAATCCCTTTGCGAGTATCTGATTTGTAGAGCAGAATCCGCGCTCGGTAAGGTAATTGCTCTCAAGGATTGCCTTTTGTGTCTGGCAGCAGCAATCCGCCAATTTGCTCTGCAATGCGGTGTCACCAGCGTTGATAGCCTGAATAACTTGCATTGTTGACATACCTACTTGATTGCCGAGGTTGCAAATCTGTGTGCTAATGCTGTTAAGTGCATTGTTCAAATCACCAACACTGCAATTCAATGTAGATGCAAGCTGACTGATAGCAGTTGCGTTACCCTGAATAGCCTGCATAATCAACTCACGACCTGCATCATTGTTGAGTTGGTCGGAAAGGAATCCAATGCCGCCATTAAAACCGCCGCAACATCCATTACCACCACGGTTGCCACCGAAGCCGCCAAAGCCACCCCAACCATTATTACCCCAAAGAGCAAACAAGAGCCAAGGAAGAATCCAGTTAGCGCCTCCACCAAAACCACCAAAACCGCCACCACCAAGCAAAGCGCCTGTTAGGAAGTCGTTGCCGAAACCATTCTGGTTTCCGTCTTGTCCGAAGACATAAGTTTTTGTATCACTCATAATATAAAAAAATTAGAATTACGGTCAATATTAACCGCAATACAAAACTATATTATGATAATCGGTAATACTACGACGTATGTATAAATTATTTTCGCGTTGATTTACAACACGTTACACCTAACTTGCGCGTATGTTTTTTATTTTGTATCTTTGTAGCAAAACTTATACTATGATAGAAAATATAGAAGAAAAAATTTGCGAACACTTTGGCGTAGACAAAGAGATGCTTGTCGCTACAAGCAGTTATCGACAACCAAGTTTTGCGCGTAGTTATTTGTGGTATATACTACACTATGATTGTGGGTTGTCTGTTAATAAGATAGCAAAACAGTATGGTAGAACACCGCGAAGGATAAATCGCGTTGTTTCAAAAATAAAGTATCTTATAGAAACTCAAAAAGCCTACAAGGAACACTACAACACCTTGTGTCTATAAATAGCAAAAAGCGACAAGGTTCTATGCCCTGCCGCTTTTCGATTGAAGTAACCCGAATGGGTTATACAAGATATTGTTCTATTTCCCATTCTCTGCGCTTGACAAGCCCCGCAAGCACCTTGCCATTAGCCTTGTTCCAACGCCTAAATTGATTGGGAATATCCGCGTGGTTTATATCCTCGTTGATTCTTTTACGAAGTGTTGATTTCTTGTAATTACCCCATCCTACGTTGTAAATAAACGAAACCAAAGCATCCCATTGCCCTTGTGAAAGCCTGTTGGCAAAAGGTTCGTTAGCAAGAGGTTTTTCTACGGTCGCCACATCCTGTTCAAACAGTTCTTGTGCTTTCGCTTTGGTAATAGTCATACCAAGTTCTATCTTCTTGCCGTCAACCATTCCTGTGTGCCCCCATCCGATAGTAAGGACACCCGCAGGACAAACATACGCATTAAGTTGCAAACTTTCGTATTCCTTGAGTTTGTTTTCGCATTTTTGGCTTATTCTCATCTTGCGTTTGTACTTTAACTTGTTTAAGATTATGAACATTATATGTTTAACCCAACTCATAAAAATCAAGCATTAGATATTCTGTGTTACATTCTTTCTTATACTCCGCATTGTGCAGTCGTGCGTGCCTTCTTGGCAGAGGTATCTTGTCGAGCCAAGATTTTCCGTACATCTTTCCCCAATCTAAAGTCCAATAATGCTCTTCCCATTTCAGTTTGCTTTCGCTCTTGTGCGGGTACTTGTGTGTTCCCTCAACCCACGCAGAAAGCATAACGAAGTACGGGCAGCAGAACTGCTTCTTGATGTCCGCGACAAGTTGGGCAAAGGCAGTGTCGCTATTGCAAGCCCAAAAGCACTTATCAAGATATAACTGTATATAGATAGGTTCTTCCTTTGTCGCGCAAGCCTTTATCATGGAAAGTGTCTCAATTACATCTTCCTTGTACACCGCAAGTCCGTGTGTGAACCGCCACTTGCCATTAACGTAGGCAACTTGAAGATTGAATAGTTTAACACCGTCCTCCAGTTGCTCGTCAATGCTCTTGTCTTGGCACTTGCTTGTAAGGTTAATTACCCAAGCAAGCGGGCGCAACCACCAAAGTAGTTTACCGCCCGTTGCGCTGTTATGTGTTCCGAGAGTCATAATTCTTATAAAGTTCTTAACCACGCTTCTACAACATCGGCAAGTTTTCTATACCCGAGCACGTTACAATGCCAGTTATCATAATCGCTTGTGCTGTCACTGCCCTGCAAAGTCCATTTGTCCGCATCAAAATCACCCGCAGGGGCAGGAATCACGGCATCGGCTTTATACAACGCTCCCTGATATTTTACCTGTGCATCCAACTCATAGCCTGCAGTGGTGTCATACTCTGCAACATCGCCCACATAAGCACCGTAAATCTTGCGCAAAGCCACGCTCGCTATGTTGAAGCCCGCCTCTTTCCTTAAATCGAGGCAAGGCATACCCCATTTCTTGCAAACAGCAACAATGGCATCGCCCCACTCCCCGCTCAATGCAGTGCTTGCGATATGAAAGGGAACGATTAGACCATACTTCTTCTCGCTGTAATTCTCCATTATATACCTACACATCCACTCGCAAGCACCATAAAAGGTAGTCTTGTCAAGTTCCGCATCGTATCCTGTTGTAATAGCCCCGAGCGGCACAGACACCGTGTCATTGGCACCACCCATAACAATCACATAATCTACATCCTTGCTATAGGTCTCTATTCTCTCTACAAAAGAGTTGGTTCTATCCGCCCTCACAGCCATTGTAGTGCCGCCTATTCCGTAGTTGTTAGAAACCATAGAGTTGCGGCTGGCAATAATTGTGGCGAAACCGCCCGTCTTAACACCGCTGACAATGCCCTGCATATGCGAAGCACCAATCCAATCGACCGACTTCCCAAACAAAGGATTTCTCAAAGAAAGCTCTTTGAATTGCTCATACTCATCTCTTTTTACAGCATTCAAATAACCGACTTTCAAATCTGCGGCAAGACTCCCGAAACGGATGAAAGCAGCATTCTCGGGAATATTGTCTATCAACTTGTTTTCCAGCACAACAGGTTCGGCAGGACTGCTTGCAGGATATGCCGATATGAATTTCTTGTCCTTGTCATAGAATGCCCATGCTGCGGCACTAAGACCATATTGCCCACTGTACAGAATTTTATCGGTTGGCGATATTCGGTAGTGCTTTTCGGTGTACTGCGCCGCAGCGCTTGCATAAGTATTTCCGTTGGCTATATTTATATATTGTCCCGTGCTCACCGATATACCAAAATCGGATAATTTTGCATTCATATCGGCAATGTCGCTTGTGTTCTTGGCGATATTTGCTTCCACATCCAGCAAATCTTTTTTCACCAAGACATCGGCAGGCAGTATCTCCGCAGTAAACACGCTGTACACGCTGCCAAACCTTATATAACGTGCATCCTCGGGAATATCATCGACAACTGTATCGAGAGTAATTGCAGATGAAGGATTGCTTGCAGGATATGCCGACAGAAAATTCTTATCACTATCGTAAAAAGCCCACGCAGCAACATTACCTGATGCGCTACCAGAATATCTTACACGATTGCTACTCATTACGGGATAATAGTCGGAATAATATCCATCGGCATAATCCGTAGAAATTTTACCGTTATTTTGCAAGTACTTGCCTTTTATAGCAATAACATCTGCTACCGACACCGATGCACCGAGTTTACTTAACTCATTGTTAAGTGATTTTATTTCAAGAGTCTTCTCCTCGTTTAGATGTATAGCCTTTATACAAGGAGAAGATTCTATATTAAAACTCCAGGGGAGCAATTTGCCGCTTTCGGCATCACAAACGTGGTCGCCCCATTTCTCCGTAACTTTCTCAAAATTTATTATCGTTTCAAGAGTAAAGCCATTTTTTGTCACCTTCCAGTATTTATAAGGTATTGATTCTGCCGATTCAATGTAGAACATTAGAGACTTGTCGGCCGAATATATCGCGCAAACACAAGTATTATTTGCATTCTTTATTATACGCTCAACATAAAAGCCCTGCGCTTTGGCATTCTCCCCGCTTATATACAATTCCTTGATGTAGGCGTTAATCAGCCTATCGGTACAATAGGCAACAGCATTTTTGGCAGAATAACCGATATTTTTCTTATCCTCAGCACTTATCACGCCTGCATTCTCGGTGGTTGCAGCAGGGATATTCGCCTCGAAGTTAATGCGCATGGACTGCTCGTTACGTCCCGTTATAGTGACCTTGTCAGCATCAGGAGTGACACTCAACTGGTTCGCAATATCCTTCTTGGTTTCGGAAACAGAGTCTTTAACTTTCGTAAACTCCGCAACAATATCCTCCTGCATCGTTTGAATATCTACGTAAATTCCTTCTACGGCATCACTTATATACTGCTCGTTTAACACATGCCAATCGCGTTCCCATTCAACGGTCGTATCGCCTTCTGCCATGCGGGTAATATGCTCTATCTTACCACTCCCTTTGTTAATACCGTAAACGTACTGTGATACCCTACGCGGCGAAACACCCAATGCGTAATCGTTAATCACAACGCATACAAAGGTTATAAATTCTTCGCCACGTTGCCATATTCCGCTATAAATTCCATTGTTTGTAAAACTGTCGAGTGAGGCAACCAAGCCCACCTCAATGTTTTGCTGTAGTTGACCCCAATTACCCCACGTTATAGTATATGTTACGCCGCCATCTGTGGATGTTCTATTTCCATTACGGGTATAGACTTTTGTTTCCTTACCCTCAGCGTTGGTGAGTATCAAAGTCTGCCCAATAGAGTGCCTATATGTTGTTGCACCCTCGGGTGTGACGGTGACAAACAATTTTGCCGCAATAGTTGCATTCTCACCCATATTGTTGATAGGCAAACCATCATTGCGCCATCTTGTTCCTGCTATGTCGTACACACCTGCTTCGATGTAGTCGTCAACATGGCTTGATTGTTCCCATGTAACCTCCGTTATGCCATCAAAAGTGCTTGGAGTTACCCTTACTATGTTGTTATTGTTATCGTAGCATAAAACGTATGCTATACCATCAGCACCGCTAACGACGGTTGCTTTAGACACATCAGTGCCATCTCGTTTTAGTTGCGTTATTACCGCTTCTACTAATTGTTGTTTCTCTTGTTCAGTCATATTATTTATTTTTAAACAATTTCTTCTAATGACAAATATGTCTTTCCGTCGGCAAATTTTTTCTCAACAAGTTTCTTTCCCCCAATTATTATGTCGCCGTTATTTACGTTGATAGCAGGTTTGCCTGTTGGAACGTTAATATAAATTCCTTCTAATAAACTTTCATTGTATGGTACATCTATATTTATTGGTGTATTCAACCTTGCACCCCCCATTAAGCCATAAATACTCAATCCCGTTGGGTGTAATATCGCCCCGCCTTTTGTTTTGTTTTCTGGGTCATTGTATTTACTAAAAGTAGAATCCTTCATCTCCCAACCACTTAGACTGCCTTCTTTGGAAACTACTCGACCTTCAAAAATTCCATCTTTTGCGTGTAATCTTCCTTTTTCATCAATGCTTACTTTACCATCAACTGTAAGGTCGCCTTTCAATTGGATATTATCACCGCTAAGCGTCACTTTTGTTGCTTCACCGTCAATTATGGCAAAATCCCCAAGGGTTTTCTTAACACGTTTGTTTTTGTTGTCTGTATAGATTACATTTATTTGCGCACCATCTGACGTAGCAACAACCTCTGCACCTTGTCTTATACTACCGTCTGTATTGAGTTGGTTTGCAGAAAATCCCACCAGCCTATCTGTTTGCTCAAACAGTGTTTTATGCCTTACTTCTGTATCAGAGGTGTATAATACCAAACCGTACAAGTCTGCGTCGCCGCTGAACTCAAGGTAAAAACTACCTTCTCCATTCCAATGCAACCCACTTACATAAATAGGTTGGAAATCGCCACCTTCCGCTACAAATTTCGTACAAATAAAGTTGCAGGGTTCAGTAAGTTCCACACTACCTAAACCATATTGTTCGTCGCGCCATTCTATAATCGGTATTTCATATCCTTGCGTAAGATTAAATAACCTTGGTTCTTTACCAACTTTGACCGCAATCTTGTCGCCTTGACTAATACTGCCAAACTCAGACAATTGCAAAAGGTATGTGGTGTTGTTGGCAAGGTTCACGAATATGTAATCCGAGTCAACGTATTCATCATCACTATATCCAATGAATGTGTTTGCTTTGCTTGCTTCAATGTTTGTAAGGTACACATTTAATATACCGCTTTCGTTACAGCGAATGTTGGTAGAAAATGACAAAGGATATTCTTTATCGTTAGCAAATTCAGGTTTATTGATAAAGTTTATATTGCTCTGTTTTATCCAACCATTCTTTATGTTGACAAAGAACACATTATCGTAAATAGGTTCGTTTGAAACAGAAACGCTTTGTGCAAGCATGCTACCCGAGGCGAACAACATTGATGTACCACTAAAGTATGTGCTATCTTCGTTAGATGTCAACCATCCATCAAGCCCTTTAATGAATGAAGCATTGTAAAGCAAGGTCTTGCCTTTTATCGCTTCTGCCTGTGTCTGCTCAACGGTTGATTTTATACCCTCTTCGGTAATAGCAAACTTGGTCGCAATGTTTTCGCCAGTGTCCTTTAATATAAACTCGCCCTTCAAGTATGCGTTATCGCTATATAAACCATCACCCTTTATTACACCCGCGCCAAATGCAGAATCTTCGGTGTCGCGCAAATCACCCAAGCGTGTACGTAAGCAACCGTCGTGCGATTTTGTTGAAATACCGTTAAGAATATCAATTCTTGGTTTACCATCATCTGTGGCGCTGATATGTATAGCATTCTGACGACCAATATTCTTAGAGCCATCAAGAACAACATCTTGCCCCGCAATCGGCGTAGCGCCGTTAAATTCGCTCTTTAAAACGCGGCACGTTCTTTCGTTTACGGAATAAACCTCAACCCAATAACTTGTTTGTTGCCTACCGTTCATTACTTCGCAACGCATGTAGTCGCCAGCAATAAACGTATTTTCGTTCTCCAAGATAATATCGTAGTATAAACCATCCTCTGTTTCAAGAACGTTCTTGATAGTACCGTTTGCCGCACTAACAAATAAACCGCCGTTAACGGCACGGAGTTTGGTAACAAGAAGTTCAAACACCCTGAATGTTTCTCTTGCCGTCAGGTTGTCTATAGTCAAATTTGATTTACCGTTATTATCCAACCACAGTTTGAAACCCTCGCCCGTAAAACCATCTATGAATTGCGGCGTGGTTATGAACTGGCGAACAACTTGGCTTACCACTTCGGCATTGCCATTTTCATCAATCTTGGCAATATCATCTGCGCCAAAGGTTGCCCCCCTTTGTAAGTGTATCAACCCATTCGCGCAATCATCTACATCTTTACGCAAGAAGTATCGTAGTCCCTGCTTGTAGAAGTCTATACTACCCACGCTTGACATAATACTGTATTCTACGGCGCTTATTGCCTTCTGTATGGCGTTTTCGTTGGTAGATAGTGTGTCTACAAGTTCAACGGTTATTTCGGGCAACGACTCGTTTGCCAGCACCTTGTACTGATAAGAAGATACATACAGTTCATAAGGAACTTCGTTGTATTCTATCTGTATTCTTGCGTTCTCGTTAATCTGCGAAAACACGTTTGGGTTCTCGGCAAGAAATATGCGGCTGAACTTTATTGAGAAAGTGAATTTCTCGCTATTGTTCAACTTCATATACTTGATAATCTCCTCTTTTAGGCGTTCCTCCGCGTTTTGAATATACGCCGTGGGTAGTGATATGTTTGTTATTACAAAGGTGTCGCCATCCTCGCTGTTTGGATAAGAACACGCCTTGGGCTTAATACTCTTGTTAGGTAAAAGCGTTCCGAAAGTTTGATTGTCTTTCTTTAAGGCAATCCACACTTCATTGTTTACCGTGTCGTTTTGCCTGTCTTGTGCGTCACCCAGTTTTACTTTGCCGTTTTCATAAACAAGATTGCCGTTATTGTCAACTTGTACGATGTTTTTCTTTGTGTTCTCATCAACGCCAATAACGAACTGACAAGCACCGCAATTGCCACTTGTCATGGAAATTGTCATTTCGCCTTTCTCGTTCGCGTAGTCAAATAAGTTAAAACCGTTCTTACCGTTGAACTTGCGCAACTTAGCGTAGAAATATGGATGAACGTACTCGCCGCTTTCGTCTATTTCATCGTTGTCTTTGTCGTCGTAGGCGAAAGCAAGAAACATATTTATAGGCATAGGTGTTTCTTCACCATTACGAACAAATTCTATGCTTGGCTTTATGTAGTCAAATGTTTCTTTATGCTCGCGCCTATTTTCATCGCTGTACACGTTCTCAAATTCGTAGTATGTACCCGTTTCGGGGCTTATATATGTGTTGTTATACGCATTGTAAAAACTCTCCGTGCCTTTGCTTTCCGTGTATATAGGTGGCATTAGCGTGTCTTGAAAAGGTATAAGCGAGTTTTCTCTTGTTTGGAAAGTAATTTTGTCGCCCGCGCTTGGTGTGCCGTTGTAAGTTAAACCATAGTCTTTTAGTTGAACAATAGCACCATTTTCATTGTACCAATTGCTGTCATACAAGGGCTTGTCTAACGAAATAGATATATTTACTTTTTCAAATGTTGTTCTAATGTCTTCCTCGTGGTAAAAAAGAATAAAAACATAATCATCCTTTAATTTATCCACTTCTATTGTTTCCCCAAGTCCGCTGTTGTAAGAACTTAGAACATAATGCCAGATAAGTTCGTGATTAATTTCAATATTTAATGATAGCGTTCTGCCTGAATACTTCTTCCTATCCACTTTGAAATACACACAAGAGTCGCCTTTCGGTCGTGCTTCCCCACGGATATACAAGGATTGAGTCGATGGGTTAAATTTCTTGTACACAAGAAATAACATCCCCTGTAAATCGCGATTTTTTATATGCTCGTCATACGCATAACAGTCGCTACGCGTCACCATCGGAGAAAGATACCAAAAGTCTTCGTTGACCATACAATTACGAGTCCAACCATTTAAAAATGTCGTAACAGCGCGATTATGTGGTATACTACCGCTATCCTCATAGTTTTCGTAAGAGTCTTTCTCAAATAGATAAAACGATGGTTCAATCGTTGTTATTGTCTTGGTAATATACTTAAGTTCTGTGCCATTCTTTACTTTTTCGGCAAAAAGGGGTTTGTTGGTTACAAGGTTGTTGTTGAGTGTCTTTGTACCGCCATTCGGGGTAAAATAAGTATCAACAATACCAAGGGGGTGTTCGTTAGGATAATAATACGGTATATTCTCGCTACTACCAACACCCATACAACGGTTGACAATCTTGTTGTTAGCATTGTTCTTGCTTATAGAAAGCAATGCGTCATTAATGCCATACTTAAATGTTTCAGTTATAGCGTTGCTCGTAAATCCAATATGGATTACCTTTTTATCAAAGTAATAAGGTATTTCGTACTGCTTGTATATCTCTTGCAATACGCTTGATATGGGTTGGTCGGCAAAATCCAAGAACTTTGTTTCACTTGTTATACCCTCATCAACAACAACGCTGTAATCAAGTTTTGTGTATTTAAGTGAAGCGTTTAAGCGTTTAACAAACTCGTGTATGTCGCCCGAAAAAACGACTTTTGTGTTATTGGTAACAGGTTTGTCGTCTACGGGTGTATTATCTACAACTGCGTCAAAGAAATAGACGTTATCAAGTTTTATCCTTTCGCTGACAAACTCACAGTCGTGTTTGTAACGCGCGTCTGCATTACTAAAAGAACTTGTTGGTGTTTGCTTGAGGTAATACTTCTCGCCATTAAATATAACATGTACATCGTCAGTCCAAGTCTTATCAAGGCAAGAACCGTACATCACGGTTGCGGTTATGATAGGCGCACCACCCATTCTCTTGGCGTTATAATTGAACCCAAGAATTTCTATTTGGTTTTCAGCGCTGGGAAATGCACCTTTAGAATTATATAGTTTTAACGCTTTATCCATATTGCAAAGATAGTAAACTTAACAAAAATAAACAATAGTTAAATAAGTAATAATTTGTCGCCGTCATACAATATTTTCCCGTTGTCAGTTAAAGTGTTAAGGCTATTATGAACACCGCAAACGGCGGATAGCGAAACTTTAATACCACCGCCCACTAATGTAAGCGATGGTTTAATCAACTTTTCAACTATTGCAATATTGGCATTCAAACAACTCATAGTGATTTTATAATTTCAATGTTCGTTTCAATAAACACGACTTCTGCCCTCATACCGTCGGTAAAATCCTTATCGGGTATTTGCGCGGTCACTTTACACTTTATATACCCATGCCCAAGTTCTTGTGTATCTACGGGTAAAAGGTAGTTGTTAGCGTCTATTCGTATTGCTTGCTTCTTTTCAACAACAACGCTCTTCTTTGCTTTGCAATATACTTCGGCTACAAAGTCATAGTCATCCATTGTGTAACCACCAACGGGTTCTATATTTAGGTTCAATTTTATCTCTGAACCCAAACCTATTACATTTTCGTTCATAATCATTCTTTGTTTTTAGTTACACATTTCTTGCAATGTTTCTTCTCGTATTCCTTGATTACGGGGCAGTCCTCTATTTTTTCAGGGAATTTACAGCGGTAGCCCTGATATACAGCACCTGTTAAATCGAAGATTGTTCCCTCGGCTTTATCTAAACGCTCCTCAACCTTGGCAAAGCGAGCCTTAAACTCGCCTATATACCTCATATTCTCGGCTTTATATTCGGTAAACTCTTTTTGAACTTTCTCCTTTTCCTCGCAAGCCTCTGTGAACATTGATTTTGCTTCGGCAAGCATTTCTTTCATATTCTTAATCTCAATGCTTTCCCTATTTGGTCTTGCGTTGTATAATGCGATTACGGCGGTTGTGATACCTGTCAAACCACCCAATGCACCTAAAACTATAGCCAAAATATTATACCACTCCATCACTCTTCGCCCTCCTTTGCGCTATTGTTATTACTCTTTGTTTCTTTCAGTTCCGCTTGCAGTTCCATTTGCTCTTGTGCTTTACGCTCTGCTTCTTCAAGTTCCTTGCGTACCCTTGCTTTCTCGTCAGGCTTGCTATAAGTATTCATTTCAATAGCAGTTTCAAGCGAAATGATACCCATTTGCTTCATCTGCGCAACACTCATATTATAAGCCTCATCGTTAAGCGGTTTCCAAACCTTGAACTTTGCATTGATGTTAAGTTCCTCAAAGTCGGTAATGGCAAACTCATTTTTTCTGCTATCTACCAACTCTTTTGCCAAACCATACTTAAACAAGCGAACCATTTTGTCTGCAACATTCTGCCACTCAATAACTTTCTGATGTGCTAATTCGAGGTCAAGCGACTGCACAAGTTGAATAGCAATACCAGCCACATCACCACCAGTTTTTACATCATCGGGAAGCAAGAACGTGGTGCTTGAACCTAACTGAATATTCTCTTTCATTAAGTTAAGTGTTTCCAAAGCGCCATCGGGCTTCGGGTATTGTAAGAACTTTGCATCTCCTTTGCCCTCAAGGGATGTATCATTCAAAATCATTGCGCCAGCAACTTTACGAACATCATCCTTGAATTTGCCCTTAACGTAAAGCATATTGTAGCCATATTTCTTTACAGAAACATGCAAAATGTTGTAGTCTGCCTCGTATGCGGTTATCGCGCTTTGAACGTTATTCCAAGCGACTTCGCCGCGCTTTGTGATAAGGGGTATCTCGTTAAAACCATGCGCTACGGGTTCGTGCCAACGCCAACCATCTACAGTTTTATCACCCTCTTTTGCATCATTGGTGTAACGATAACGATATGTGTCATCATAACTATCAATGTATTCAATATTTGTTTCAGGGTGAGTGTAGTAAACAGACTCTAATATTCTATCGCCATTTTGGTCGTTATGTGGGCAAAGCACATAGTCGGGGTAAGCCAATATTCTACTCTTTATACATCCCTTCCTATCAAAGTAATAAAGCAAACCCGCATCGCCAACTGAAAGTTGTGTGTCGACCATTTTGTTCTTCATGCCATCTTGATTGCGCAAATCCCAATATTGCTTGAATACAATAAAATTATTTTGCTGTGTATCCGTGGGATTTTGGTCTATGAGTGTGAACTGCATTGGGTTAGCGGTTAAGTGCATCAACTGCTTGTTCTTTATCAACTTTTGAAAAGGTATAGCAATTCGTTCTTGCTTAATTTCTACCGATGTACCGTCATTGCGCTTTATGTGAAAACAAGGGATGTTGTCGTCAAATAAAACATCATGCGATGCGGGGTCTAACTCGCGCAAGAATTGGTGTTGTGGTATTTCCACCCTCATACAACGCGGAATTGAAGCATCAACTTTTGCACCAGAAACAACGGTGCGACTTTCGCCACAATTATTTTCAACCCCTACGCCTCTCGTAAAAGGCGCTTTGGTCTTTAATTTATTTGGGTGGCTTAACAAATCTTGTAATAAAAGTTCGTACTCGTTCATATATATTATTTCTTATTTTCTACAAGGTTGTATTCTTTCATTGCATCTTCTTTTGTCATAGTTTTCCTTGCTATCTCTCGAGAACAGTAAGGACAAATATCATTATATTTCATTTCGACTTGCACAATCTGGTCTTTCATCTCTTCTTTTGCGCCGAATTTATCATTCAGTTTTGTGGAAATATCAGTCAGTATCTTCAAACCATCTTTCTTGTCTATTTCGTTATTTTCCATCGCGCGTTCGGTGTCGGCTTTCAGTTTAAGCATATACGCCTTATTCTCCTCAAATGTAATATCCTCTTTGCTGTTCCAACCAAGGCTTTCACCCATAAGTTTACCAAGTTCAACAATGGGTGTTGACTGCTTGTAGTAAGTTATTTCTGTTTCCGAACCATCACCAAACAAAGATTTGTACGCAACAATATCATCTTCGTAGTTCCTGCACAAGAGAACATACGAAATATCGCGCACGCTAATGGCGAAACCTTTTTCGCTCATCTGCTCTATTATTTCCTTTATTTTATTATTGCTTATCATAGTTACCACCAAGTTTCATCGTAAACACTTTGTTTATTAGAATTATAATCATCGTCGTCATTTTCTACTTGCGCCGTAAGTTTCAATTCGTCACCGTAGGCACATTCAAGTACGGGGTACATTCGCATCGCTATCGGGTCTAATAAGTCCATTGAACGCCCTTTGCCAAGGTGTGAGTTCATTTCTTTCTTTGAGAATAAACGCTTCTTTCCACTCGGCATATCTTGAAAACGAACAACAGAACATTCCTCCAAGAACTCGTTTTGTATTGTTACATTCTCCCTAAGTTTTTGATGCTCGTAAACCTTATACGCCAAATTGTCAGCCCAAGATAATTCTCCGCGCTTTATTACCTCAACCAAGCGTAAGTAACATTCGTCTTTCAATCGTTGCGCCAAACGCGAATAAAGCCCTACTGGGGCGTAATAAGTGAAGAATGGTACAGCGTCGGGAATATAGTCGTTAATGTATGTTCCACGAATGCCGTCGTAAACTATATGGCTATCGGCAACATCATATTGCCCTGCGAACATTTTCAAATATTCTGCGTTATCCCTCGGCGTTGTTCTACCTAATATTAGTACATCTAATATATGAAAACCATCCCAAGCAATAGCAACAAAGTTGTCAGTGCCAGTATCTGCCAAGTCGCAAGTAATCCACCTATCGCCGTTTCTCATTTCGTCATTAGTGAATGTTTGGTTTGCCAAGTCTTGTGGAATTACGGCATCATCGTCATTTTTGGTTGAAACATTCCAATTACCTTCAAGCAACTGTTCGGAGTTAGCACCACCCGCCATTGCTACCGCGCCAACATAACCACTATTGTTTTCTATAGAAGATACGTTTTCGCTCATTCTTCCAAGATAGAACGTGAATGAGCGTATCATATCTTTGTATGTCGCCTTGCCGTTTTTACCATTAATCTTAGCAAGTTTTCTATCAATGTCGATTTTACACCTTTGATATACAGTTTCCTTATCATCGCCCCAAACAACATCCTTGACAGTCGGACCGTTCATATAGAAGTACCTAACAATACCCTCTCTATCTTCGCGGATAAAACCGTCAACACCTATATACCAATCCAAGAATGTTCTTAACCAGTGGTCGCGTTCAGGGTTAGTAGTACCCCTTATCTTGCCAGTCCACTTACCTGTTCCACGATTACGGGTACAAACCTCGGTAAAACACTCCCAAGTAAATCCCGTCATCTCGTCAAAGTAAATCAAATCGTACTGGCGACCCTTAAAGCGTTGCCTAACTTTTAATCTGTTTTGGTCTGAAACGTGGGTAACATCAATTCTCGCACCACTTGGAAAGTCTGCGTGCGGTTCACCACTCTCTACAACATTGATGCCACCACGATACATAGCCTTAAATTCATCAAGGATACCGCCGCCCGCCTTGGCATCACCCAAGTTGTTGCGAAGAAAAACACCACGAAAATTTGGGTCAAGCGATGGTTCTGCACACATCAAGACAGCTCCAGTGGTCTTGCCGCAATTTAAAACTCCTCCTGCAAAACACACATCCACGTTGGTGCGCACGAACTTTTCTTGAAAGCCCGCGTGTGGTCGAATTATTTTGGTAGAAGTTTCACTCATTCGCTTGTATTTTTCCACAAAAATACGTTGAAAACGTATTTTGCCATACACGCTAAACATAAATAATAACCACTATGGCTACTATTGTTAAATAATGTAAAAATATGTTAAAACATTCGTTTTATATTTGCGGTACTAATTAAAAACAATTTTGATATGAAGTTTACTAAAGATGAAGTCTACAAAGAACTTGTAGCAAAACTCACGGCAAAGGGAGAAAAACTCAATTTGTCGGAGCGTAGTATCAACGAACAGTTAGAAGCCCTAATATCGTTGGTAGCGAATGACGAAACCGAAATGAACGACTTTATTGAAAAGGTTTTGCCTTTGATTAAGGTAGCCGATTCAAATGTAAGACACGATGTTTCGGTGGGTATTGCCGACTTTAAGAAATCTTATGTTCCTGAACCTCCAAAAACAGAACCTAAGAAAGAACCCGAATCAAAAGAAGATGTCAATGCCGATTTACTCAAGAGGCTTACAGACCTTGAAAACGCATTGAAAGCGAATGAAACAAAAGATAAAATTCGTGGTTTGCAGAGGGATTTCATTTCCAAGGCGAAAGAAAAGGGCGTGAAGGACGAGGAATGGCTTAATGGTTACATTGGTGAGATTGGTGTAAACGAGGATTTTGATGTAGATGCGAGAGTTGAATCTTGCTTGAAACTATATAACAAATCACGTTCTTCCATATATCCCAATGTTACACCACAAGGCGGCGGTGGTGGTACAACTGATTATCTAAAGAGCGCAATTGATGAAGCAGCGGCTTTGGCAAAAGCGCAGAGGTTGATTGAATAATTAAAATGTGTTAATAATTATGAATGAAGTTTTTGGAACATTTAGAGGAACTATCCTTCGTCAGAGCAAGGGTAAGTTCGGCGGTGCGCGTTCCGTTTTTGCGAAATTCAAAGGCATAAAGAATGAGCTTGTTTATCCTTACAATGGTGGTGCTATCGTAAATGCGCCAAAGGGTGAGGGCTTTAAGTTCTTCGCTGGCGATTTGATGGAGTTCCGTACAAACGAGAATTACGCAAAGCCAGAGGTTTATCTTTTGAAAACCTATTTGGTCGAGAGTGTAAGTGGCTCAACTGTAAACATCGTTAAGGATGGTTACAAGCACAAGCCTTTTGTTGGCGACAAGATTGGTGTTGCACCAGAGGAGATTGGCGGCGAGATGACAGCCGTAACAATCACTGCTGTTAAGGTGGCAAAGGTTGGCGAGGTTGATGTTTGGGCTTGTACTACAAGTGCAGCACTTACAGCAAGCAAGGGCGATGTACTCGTAGAGGCTGATGCCGATGACAAGATGCTTGTAAAGAATATCAACGCTTTTGCGGATTGTGATGGCGATATGCCTTACAGCGCAGTTGAGGGCGATGATGAGTTCGAGAAAGCAAAGTATTTCTATACACCCGCTGTTGGTGGTGTTTACATCTATATTCACAAGATGTCGCCGCTTCCTGCTTGTGTTAAGAAGGTCAATGTTTCACAATTCAATGGTCTGTTTAAGTTGCCGACTGTTGGTTAATAAAAGGAGGATATTGATATGAAGTTTGAAAACAGCAACTATAATAAACTTTGGGAATCACGCGAGGGTCGTCAGGTGTTTTTCGCAGTGTTGGCTAACACCGAATTGGTTAAGCCCAACTACACATTCTATCTTGAGAAGTTTAAGATAGACCCCGCTATTACCCCTACAAACGCCAAGGGTGAGGCTATCTTTACATCTTCTATGCGTGAGGTCGTAAATGCCGATATGATGGATATGCGTGCGCCTCTTGGTGATACTCGCGTAGCAGACAAGGTGGGTACAGCATACTACAATGGTCGTATCCCCGATTTTGCTCCTGCGGGCTTTGTTGAGAAGGCTACCGAGCGTTGGTACAAGGAGGAGAATTTTGCACAGTTTGGCGATGCTGCCCTTATTGCACAGTTTGCTACCGAGGAGGTACAGCGTATGATTGACGGTGCTAATATGACACTTTCTTACCTTGCGGCTAAGGCTCTTTCTACTGGTGAAACCATCTATGATATGGGCGATGGTATTCAGACCGCTATCTACAAGTCTTATATTCCCGAGGAGAACTTTGTTAAGGCAGGTGATAAGATATGGAGCGACCCAGATGCACTCATTCTCGACCAGATGTCAAAGATTGAGACAGAGTTCAAGGATAAGTGGGGTGTAGATATGGCAATGCAGTGGGAGATGACACAGGAGATGTTTGATGCTTACTTCTTGAAGAACAAGCAGGTTAAGGAGTGGGTTCAGTATGTGAATGTAATCAACAATACACCGCTTCCCGAGAACCTTACACTTACACGCGAGTTGGTTGAAAAGGCTATTCCACAGCATCCGCTTAACATTTCTCCTATCGTTATTGTAAACGAGAAGCAGAAGGACATCAATCAGGGTGTTGTTCGTGGTTGGAAGGCTGGCAACGCAGTTCTTCGCCCACGCGGTTACGCTGGTTATATTCGCCGCGCACCTATCCTCGATGAGGTTCTTTATAAGTATGCAAACTCTGTGAACGTGTACAACTTTACACCAGCACTTAACGGTCTTGGCGTATTTATGAATAGCGTTGTTGTAAACGGCAACTTTAAGGAGTGGCACACTGACTTGTTCGTTAAGGCTATTCCTACACTTGACGAGTTCTTGTATCACATTGTAGTAGACACAACTGAGGCTGACGCTTAACTATGAATGACGACTTTGATATTATAGAGTACCTTTCGGGACTAACACAATTTACCTTTGACAAGGCGGTGCTTAAACGCATCGCTTTGGAAAGGGGTGTAGCAGAGATTGATGACTTTGAGGATTTGACACAAGAGCAAAAAGATTTGCTTCGTGCCGATTTGCTTTACACCGCGTATCTTTCGCCTAATGTATGGGCAAGTTCTACACAGTCTCACGGTAGTTATACCAAGTCTATTGGTAGCCAAACAATGTACACTGCCGACAAAGAAAGGCTCTATAATCTCATTGTTGGTATTTATCGTAAGTATGATGACGATAAACTTGAAGAGATAGAAGGAAACGAAGCAACATTGCAATGGATTGATTAAATAACACTATGTACACAGACCACTACGGAACAGAAGAATACCCGTTTGTTGCCACATTCTACCATTTGGGAGTAGACGAAAGCAAGCCCCTCGACCAACAAGTTGAGGAAAAGATTGTTTCGTTCCAAACAAGGTGTGATGTTGATGATAAGAACACAGGACTTAACAACGACCTCATTACCTTGTACTTCCCATTCGACCCCGAAAATGAAAAAATAAAGGTTATTCTTGGCGAAACAATGGAGGTGGAAACTTACGGGCTTGTTCAGAAAGGGCGTGTGCTTGGTGTTAGACCATCACAGCTTGGTGGCGTAAAAGTAATGTGTACGAGGATTTAAGGGTATGGCAAGTCGAATAACCATTGGCGGTGCGGTAAAGGACGCTATAATGCGTGATTTAACACAAGCGTTTGCAACACTTGGTTATAAAGCCGCGATGGAAGCATATCGAGGAAAAACATATACGAACAGAACTTTCAACTTGCACGATAGTTACGGAAGCGCTGTGTATCTAAACGGTGTGCTTGTAGAAGATTCCATAAGGTATGTAAACAGAAGCCGTAGCACAAGAGCAGACAGACATGGTAGAAATCAAGGTGGAAAGACGGGGCGCGAAGCGTTGAATAACTTTTTTAGAACTGCGTGGGTTGTAAGGAAGCAAGATAATTTCACAATTTTGGTTGCCGCGGCAATGTGGTACGCAAAAATGGTTGAGGGTAAAGGATATGTAGTTCTCGACAATAATGTAGTAAAGAAAGCAATTGCCGACAACTTTGACGCAGTAGTTACCCCCGTCCTGAAAAAGCACAATATTGAATCTATTGCCCCAACTTTGCGTAGGGGTATTGGCGCTGATATGCTTTATTATCGTGAAAATAGGTAGTATTTATGAACAAGAACAACTTAAACATATCAAAGATAGAAACGTACTTGAATAGTATCTTGGATAATGTGGTAAGCAACAACACATTCTTTACTGCATTACCCGACCCATCTATCGTAAAATCCTCTGATTGGCAAGATATGGTGCTTATAGACTTTCCTATGGGTATAAAAGACCTTGAAGCAATGGGGAGAGGCGAAGTTGATGTTGTTCTATACGCAAGACCTTTGGAGAGCGGTAAAAAGAACGTGGCGCAAATGTCAATTCTTGAAACAAGACTTAACGAAGTTGTTGCCAATGCACGTGATAAGAACTACCAACTTATACGCGATGATGCGCGTTCTATGTACGACACCGATATTGATTGGCATTGCAATGTAATAACATTTATATTAAAAGTATTTTAAGTATTAACAATTAAAAAATAATAGATTATGGCAAAAGTAACTTTGGCTGAAAGAACCGTTTTTTCAAACGCTGCTTATGTTCGCGTTACTCCTTGGGTGAAGGATGAGGAAACAGATAAACTGTCTGTTGGTGCAGAAACCTACGATATTACAGAGGTTGTTGCAGATACAATCTCGGTAGAGCAGGCAGAGAACGATGTAAACACTATCGAACACGAGTTTTCATCAAGTCCCCTTTACGAGAACATTCAGTTGGGCGACAAGACCGTAGCATTGGAGTCTATCGACTTGCAGAACCTTGTTTTGAAAGGTCTGTTCGGTTGGACTATTGATGGCGATAACGCTTATGCACCTATTGCGTATTCTCACTTGTATGCAGCAATTGAGATTGGTTTCCACTCAACAGAGGATGTAATCGTGCTGCCTAAGGTTCTCTTGAACTCTCGCGCGGTTATCGCTTCAATGAAGACTGACGCTTCTCGTGCAAATATTTCAGGTACTTGCTACCCTGCGTTTGTAAACAACGTAGAAACCGATATGGCAATCTTGAAGGATGCTAAGAAGGATGACGACGGTGCTACTGTTCTTGCAATGATTAAGGGCGAGAAGACAGCGTAAGTAACAATTCTAAACTAACTATAAAGAGGGTGGGGTTAAATGCCCTCGCCCTCTTTTGCTTTTTTGGGATAAAAGTAGTAAATTTGTTTAGGGATAGAAAGGAGTAATTAACCTTTTGAAAGTGGTATGCTGACAGCCATTTCCCTTTCTTTTATTTGTCAGCGTAACGAAATATTTGTCAGTAATATGCCTAAAAAATTAACAAAGCAAGAGTTTATTGAAAGAGCGAACAAAATCCACAAAGGAAGATACGATTATAGCAAGGTGAAATATGTGAACAGTAAGACCAAAGTATGTATCATCTGCCAAAAACACGGCGAGTTTTGGCAAACGCCACACGCACACATCACATTAAAGCAAGGTTGTTGGGAATGTTATTTAGATTCACAAAAACGTGGTATTTGCAACATAGGAATAAACGATGTTAGAAACTCTAATAGCACTGTGGCGTATGGTGTGTGGAACGATTTGGTAGCACGTTGCTGCGATGCAAAGTATAAACAAAAATATAGATGTTATAAAGATTGCACTATATGCAAAGAATGGTTGACTTTCAGCGTGTTTAAAGATTGGTTTGATAAGCACTATGTTGATGGGTGGCAACTTGATAAAGATATGTTAGTAAAAGGTAATCAAATATACAGCCCTGAGACTTGTTGTTTCTTGCCAAGAGAATTGAATAACATCTATAAAAGGACTTTAAGTGGTAGAACGCTACCACAATGTTGTAGGCTGACAGATAGCGGCAAATACAGTGTAGTAGTGCGAACGCAAAAAAAACGAATACATCTTGGAACATTTAATAGCATAGAAGATGCTTTTATGGCATATAAGGCAAAGAAAGAAGAAATTGTAAGAGATACAGCACGAAGGTATGAATCGCAGTTAGAAGAGCGCGTTTTGAACGCTTTATTGAATTTTGAAATAGATTATAATTATGGCGGTAATAAAAGCAACGAATAGTAACAAAAAGGAAAAAGAACCCAAAGACGTTAAAAAGAGCCAAGTTTCTTTGGAGGCACAGGAGCGTTTAGCAGAGATTTTGAATGACAATCCCCGCCTTGTAAGTTTGAATGGCACAGAGTGGGAAATACGCGCCCTACGAATGGGTACACAATGGCTTATTGCTAACAAGTGTATTCAAGTGGCAAAAGTGGAAAGTGCGAATTTCGGCGACATAGTAAAACAGTTTGCAGTGAATATCCCCGCGGTAATAGATGTGCTTGTACTTGCCTTGCTTAACGATAGGCACAAGATATTCAAGAACGGAAACGAGAAAGAGGGTTATTCCGAACTATACAAGGCAACCTATGACACATTGATGTGGGAATGTAAAACCGAGGAATTTGGGCAGATATTCCTTGAAACACTACAATTGCTTGATGTGTCTTTTTTTATGGAAAGTCAGCGTATGTTACAGATATTTCGAGAGATGACGCTGACGAGGAAGAGGACTCTCGAACAGAAATAATCTACGCACAAAGTGAAATAGGCACAATGGTGGACTTTTTAAAAGCAAATCCGTTTGTGACTATGGATAGTTATAAGTGGGGTTTAAGTTCTCCGATGATTAAACTTATGTGCGCAGACAACACAAGAATACATTATTTAAGCGAGAAGCAAGCAGAAATGCGTAAGGCAAAACGCTTTGACGGTACTAATACTGAAATGCTTAACGACTTGGGTATTCCTGTATTCGGTGCTTTGGATAAGAATAATAACGATTAAAATACATATATATGGCAACAGGTGTAGGAATGAGTTTTGACCTCGATGCGGCTTTGCGAAATGCCGAAAAGTTGGATAAGAAATTATCCGATATGGTTGAAAATGCGTCAAAACTTGAGCAAACTATGACTAATGCGTTCAGGGCGGGAGGCGCAACGGAAATATTAAGTCGTTTAGAACAACGCTTGGCAGAGGTAGGTAAAACGAAAGTTGATGTGCATTTTGAAACAAAGAAAGCCGAAGAAATGTACAGCATAATGGATAGGATTGTTGGAACAATAACAACTCTATCCCAAGGCGGGGCAGTTGAACTTTTTGATACAAAAAAGGTCTACGAAACAGCTGATAGCATATTGCAAGTAGAGCGAAATCTCGAACTCACAACGCAAAAAATAGTAGATAGAAGAGCAGAATGGCGTAAAGCATTTGTGTCGCACGAATTGGATAACTTCCAAGCGCCAATAAATCCCAAAACGGGCAAGGCATATACGGAGAATAGTAAAGTGTACAAACAGGCAAGGGAACAGGCGCTCGCAGAAGCACAGGCGGCAGCACAAATACGTGTAGACACAGAACTACGTGCATTGATTGAAACCCAAGCAATACAAAAAAAACAAATGCAATGGGTTCAAATGACCGAAGACCAAAAAGCTCAATATATCCAAAA